AACAGCGGTATGGTCAATGCTCATCGTCGGGACGTTACCATGACGGCCCTTGGTTGCAGCAGTACCCTTACCAACTTTCTGGAAGGTTGTAGAAGTTCCGTTTACGTTGCTCTTAAAGCGAACGGTATTGCGCAGTTTAGAGCCAGCACGTTGATAAGCAACGTGTACCTCGGACTCAAACTGCTTGATAAAAGCCTGATCAATGGTCGTTGCCATGATGGTTCTCCAAGAGTTAAGTTACCAATTTGGGTTCCAAGGTTATCCAAACTCGATTTATCAAGTTATCCTTACGGGCTTGACTACGCGAATACGGGCCTCATTACCAACGCTTCTATCTAAAAGAGATAAGTTTCAATGGACAGGACGAACAAATAGTGTGCCGCCCTCTACAAAACCTAGCTTCTTATAGAACTTTGCTGTGGCTTCTGGATTAACTCGCGTTGTTTCACCAATGCGTATCTCTCTAATAGGCTTGGACACTGCCCATTTAGTATAGAGATTCATTAATCTAAGAGCCGCAGATGACCCACGATATTCAGGAACAATATACACACACAGGTCTGCTGCAAATTTTTCATTTGAAAACCAGTACTCGCTGATAAACCCAATCATCATACCAATTACTTGATCTTCTTTAACAGCAACAGCACCGAACCAATTAGGGTCGTTCAGTACATTATACGCAACGCCTACTAAACTATCTGAATCAAATGAAATTGCACTGTATGCGCTTTCATTGTGCATATCCTGTCCCAGAGCAATACAAGAATGTACATCTTCTTTTGTAATCGCTCTGATTATCATGCTCATCCTCTAAATTTCTTCTGGAAGAATGAGTCTACCTTCTTGATATAGTCCATGTTTCTATCAGCAGGATGCCAGTAGCGACGATCATTCATCATAGTCTTGACGTCTTCTTCACTGGTTTGCTCTGGATTCTCTGCATAAGCATCAGGATTATCAGTTGAACGCATCATGCCCATCAACTTTTCCATAACTTTAACGCCATCTGCTGTCGAACAAATGCGTTCGACGGTAGAAAGTTCAGCGTTACTGAAGTTCTGGTTAGCCCAAAGTCCTACTGCTTCTGTCCGAGCCTTGGCATTATCACCAAGAGCCTTCATTTCGGCATCATAATTAGGTATCTCAGACATCTTGGCTTCAAGATAATTCTGAATACCAATCTTGAATGTATCCTGATCAAAGGCATTATCGTGTGCAAACTCTGACCACCATTTGGTTAGTGGATGAGCAGCCATCTCTTGAACATCAATGCCCTCAATTTCTGGAAGTTCATATTTTTCTGGAGATTCGGGACGACCATTGATTGCTTCAGCAGACAACTCGTCAATCAGCATATTACGAAGGTCATCTTCTTTAGTTCTGAACTTTGTCTCCAATTCACCATAGCTTTTTGCCAGCAAATCATAAGCTGGCTTGTCTTCTACCCAGAATTTCTCTGGCAACCAATCAGGTCTAAGAGGCGCAGCAGTATCAACTACTACTTCTTCTGTATTAATTTCAGCATTTTGGTCACTGTTATTGGAGATAAGTGATTCAGACATGGTTCCCTCTCGCTTTGCGTTGCTCAATAATAGCCACAAGGTAACGCATACCCTCGCGGTGCATCAGTTCATTCGGGGTTATATTGGGGCCGCCGACAGCTTCAATTGTGATTGAACGCAAATAGCGGAGAACCTCTACTGCACCAGCACTAGAGAAAATCCCCGCTATTAATTTATTGAGTTCGTCTTCTTTCTTCTGGGTGCGACTAATTCCGTCACATCCCACCACTAGGTGGGGCTTGGCTAGGGCCACTTGGAACTCCTTGCGCCTGTTGCGCTTGCATAGATTGTGTTAACTGCGCGACAAGTTGTGTTCTTTCTTCATCTGAACGAAGCAGACGCTCTGGAACGCCAAACTTATCGGCAAGATATTTAGCAGCATCTTCAGATTTTACAAGCAGGTTGATTAATTGTGGGCCAAATCGTGTGCCTACAAGTTCAACAAAGCGGTCAAACGCAACAATATCCTGCTGTGCTTGAGCCTGTGCCAGTGGAGAAGTAGAGCGAACCTTTACTTCACGACCATTTACAGTAGGAAGATTGATTCTTCCCTGCTTTTTCAGGATAAAAATTACACGACGAAGCAGTGGAGTAACCATCTCTGCCTGTAATCTACCAAATGCAGCACCAATCTGTCGTGACAAATCAGCCATACGCTGACCAACCTCAGTCGCACTCATTGGAGTTTTGTCTGGGTTGCCAAGCATATCGTTATAGAGTGCCTTACGAATATTCATACGCATATCCGACAGCACAAGCTGTGCTACATCAAAGTTTCCTGCCCCTTGAACAGCCCTTAAACCATTCGAGCCGGGCGCAACTGGCATAACAGTGCCGGGCAGAAGCTGAATTGTATCTACATTAATGACGCCATCGTCCTCAATTGTGTAGATTCCGCTGATTGCCATCTGTGCATTCTCAAGAATCAACTGCATTGTGAGGTTACAGGTCTTGATTGCTGGCATTGCATTCATCAATGGGCCACGACCGAAGACTTCTCCTGCCGCTTTTGACCACCTGAATGGTACATATGGGTTAGAACCTACGCCAGTGTACCTCTCTTTATAATAAATATCTTTGCTTTTTGGATCAAAGACAATGCGGGTATGTTCTTCATCAAGAGATTCATAGACACGATAAGTGCAATCAACGAGCGTGATTTGTTCATCTTTGCCCTGTGAGAGATTACGTGTGATTGACATTGGCAGTTTGGCTTTTGGATATGCGACCTTGATTTGGCTTGCTCTAATTGCTCTCTCGCGAAATACAGCATCAAGCCTGTCATCTGGGCCTACATCCAAGTACAATTGAGTTAACGGAATGGCGGTAAACACTATAGGATTTAGCGCATTGCCCTCTGAAATCTGCAAGCAAGCAGTCCCAAGTGCAATATCAAGGAAACTTTCGTGTACTTCTTGGGAGAAATTAGAGTTCTGAATGATCTCAAACACGTAGTTAGTGACAAATTCTAGGGCTTTATCTACGTCACTGCGCTCTTCTTCTGGTATTTCAGACCCAGAAACAAGGTCTGCCCACCGTGCAAAGTTAGGAACTAGGCCGGATTGCAGCCGAGAAGCAAACTCTTGGACACCAACAACAGCAGTTTCATCAAAGATTTTGTCTGTTGTTACATCGCCCTGCGTTTGAGCGTAGAAGCTCTCACGCTGTGGCATGGCATATTCGTAGCATTCTTCAAACTTGGGAGTCCAAAGGTCTTTGATACGCCTTGCTCTAATAAACCGATTACAGATATTCTCGGCTTCACTGGGGCCAGTTTGGATAATCGGTTCATCGTAGATCATTATGTACCCTTATTAATAAAACCCAGCACCACCCTTAGGGCCGGATATAAGAGAACGCATTCCATACATACCAGACTGCTGCCCGAATGTTGATTGAGTACGGAGCATTTTATCTTCAGCAAGTTTTGCAGCAGAGTCTGCCTTCTGATTTTCCATCATCTGTTCCTGCTCTAACTCGCGAGCAACATCTTCAGGATCGGGCTTTGGTGGCTTTGGTGGTTTAAAACACATGATGATCTCCGTTCTATCTGGCAGCGATGTATTATTAATATATAGTTTACAATGGACTTACGTTGATCTTATTCTTCCTACGCTGCAATGGCTGCCTTGTAAACACATCAAAGTCTCTACGAGCCATGATCGGCTTTCCATTCCGACCGCTATTTGTCAGCAAGCGGCCTTCGCCCCCACCGATAAACGCATATTGCAGTGCATCATGGATATGTGAGAACTTGTTCTTCTCTGGTTTCTCATCATATCTCTCGGCTCCAGAGACTTGCATCCGACGATAGCCGTATCCACCACGGAATCCTTTGATTAGGTTCACGCATCTATGATCAATAACAAAGCCAGCTTGACCATCAACCATACGATTAAGTGGTGCAGTTACAGCCTCAATACGCAGGGCAGGATCATTATTCCCTGCTGGCAAAGCCTTAATCCCTGCTGCTCGTAGTATCTGGAACGGAGTTCTCTCATCTGTCTGCGCTCTGTAATCACCAGACGGATCGCCATAGACAAGGATTTGATGATTAGGAAGATTGATAGCTACTTCTTTTTTTAGAACTTCGATAAATCTAGTGATGCCCATGTCTTCTGCCACGAGTTCACGTAAGACATACCAACGTCCACGGGCATACTGGCAGAAAGAAGCAGCAGGAGTAAGACCAAAGTCCAGACCAATAATGATAGGGAGATTAGGAATCGTGAGAAGAGGTTCCTTAGAGACATGAACATCCTCAACAAACATAGGATAAACAGGCTTACCGTCATTAAGGGAGCCAAGTTTATTAAGGATATAGACATCTATCCAACTCTTTGTTTTGCCTTGAATAATATCATTATAATAACCCTTAACGATATTCTTTGCATTCTCTGCTTTGGGGTTATGCAAGTACCTTACTAGATTTCCTTCACCATCACGCTCTTCAATCATCCCACCTTGCTGATTAAAGAACTTCCATGTCTCTGGTTTAACCAACATGAGGGCTTCATCCCTGCCAATGTGGTCAGGAATCGGGGCTTCTCCTGCCATAATAGGCCACCAATGATCCTCGTCTGGGGCATTCGTGTCGGCTATTACGCCATACCATGTGGGTCCACCGCTCTTCATAGAGGGATAACGACCCACACGCATGGTACACGCATCGACAATAGACTTAGGTAACTCTCTTGCCTCGTTGATCCAGATGCCAGTCAACTCCAAAGACAGGAGTTTCTTTACATCTTCAGGTCTATCAAGGGCTAGAAATATGACTTCAATGTCTACATCACCACGACGAAGGCGATGGGTATATGGCGGTGGATGCCATAGCATCTTGCCCCAGATTTCTTCTGGAAACCACTCGGCCCATGTCTTGATAGTGGTAGTGCGCAACTGAGGATAGGAGTTACGGATGACAGCCCACCTACTTCTGCGGATGCCGTCTTCTCCTTTGTTCTGTTGCAGGGCTCGGCGAAAGATTTCGACTGCACAACAGACTGATTTGCCAGAACCTACTGGCCCTCGGAGCCCACGAAAAAAGGAGTTATCCTTCATGAATGCCTTGAGGACTTCTCCGTCAGGCTTGTAATCAAACTTCAAGAGATGAATCCACCATCAACAGCGGCCTTAATCATCTTGCCAGCCACTTCTGCACCCATAGCGTCTATGAATTTATCGCATTCATAGTTGGTAAGTTTATCAGTAGGGTAGTATCTCAGGTGTGTTTTACGAACTATGTGGCGCAATTTCTCTCTATCGCCGTATGTCAGCATACTTGAGAATGAACCTTCATCAGACATAATATCCTCCATATACGTGTGAAGTATATGGAGGATAGATCGTG